TGCAAGATTACTTTTAAATAATTTCCATCTGAGATTGAACGCCTCTGTTCTAAGACCTTTACATTCTATGATCCAACCTTGATCAAGATTGGTAAAGTCAGGCAGGTATGTAGCTTGAGATATATTGTTAGAGGCTTTCATAAAAACACTCTTTCCTTTCTTCTTTTTCTTTTCTATACATTTGCCCTTATAAGTAAACTTATCTATAAGTATAAACCTATCTTTCTCGTAGTTAAAAGGTATGCCAGCCACTTTTAGACACTGGTAAGTGAACTTCTCTAGCTTTGATTTAAATTTAATTCCGTTGAAGGTAGTGGCTGTAGCATTCCTTATCTTTTTGTTATACTTCTTTTTCATCTTAATTGCATTAAGTAGTTGTTGCTTTTTTTATTAGAAACTTTTTTAATATTTCTAAACTCAATCAATCTTTTAAATTCTAAATGATCATATTCATACTCGTAGAAATAAAATATACCATCTATCTCTGGAGCTATACAAACTTTTGAATTATTGGTTAACAAATACGTTTCGTAATCTAAAAACTCTCCTATGTATTTCCATCCATGATAAACCCCTAATCCATTAGGATCAAATATCCTAATTCCATTATCAGTTACATCTATGTATTGAGTGCCTTTTATTTCTTCCACGTTATATCTAATTCTATTATTTACGTCAGACATATATATTTCATTAGACTTGTATAAACCCTCATCCATTTGTGCGAATAGCTGAACTGTCAGCATCAACGCAATAAAAAATATTCTTCTCATAATCATTAATTTTAGTTAATATATATCATTACTCAGACCTAAGTCTATAGAGCTAACTATCTCTTCTATAGTTACTTCAACTTCCTTTTTTGTTTTCTTAGATATTTCAAACCTTATCTTATCCATAGATCTCTTACAGTTCATAAGATTATTTATGCTATTTTCTGTAAAACATTTCTCTATTACTATGTTATTTTTATTCTTACTAATCATTTTCTTTCCCAATCTATTCACGTTTACATTTTGATAATAACAATTAAGTGTTAATAAGTATATTGTCTTTCTCATTAGTATACATTTTTGATCCACAAGCTGTGAGTTTGACTAACACTATCCAACGGACAGCTCATTTGATAGTCTAAATACCTACCAGATCTTCTGTCATATTTTAATGACTCTTCTCCTGGCACACCTACTAGCTTTTGAAACTTAACCTTTTGGACACTGAAAGCCACTGATGTATTGTTTATATCCATGGAGTCATCTCTGTGTATACATATAACATTGTCAGCTTTGTTGAACCAGTTTTGACTACCGCTAATATCGTAGGCTGTAGGCTTTTTATATCCACCAGAGTCATCTCTATCCATCTTCCTGGGGTGTGCTATAATTATAAACTTTAGATCATTAACCTGTTCAAACCTACGTATCTGAGTCAAGCATTCACCTATGTAAGTTGTTTCATCTTTACCCTGAAACTTATGATCCAACTGATTGAATGGATCTAACAGACAGCCTTTTATACCATGTCTCAAAACTAAATGTTTAAACTTAGATAGTATATTGTCTAGACTAAAATCGTCTTCAGGATATATAGCAAAAAAATGATCATTCAAAAACTCTATAGCTTTTTCATATTCGTATATGCTCATCCTATCTTGCACATCTACATCAGATGTGTTACCAATATACATTTCAGCTAGAGTGTCGAACAGGTCTCCCACAGGATAGTTTTCTGGAGAAAATATTCCCCACTTCCATCCGTATAAAACAGAGGCATTTAACATTATCTGCATAGCCATCATTGTTTTACCTGAGCCTGGGATCCCTGTCCACACATCTAACTCTGAAGTTCTAAGGGTATAGTGATTGTCTAAAATTTGATATCCTGTAGTTAGTCCTTTCTTCTTACCGTTATTGAATACATCTATCATGTAGTCTTGCTCAGATCTAACAGTAAATATACCGTCTACTGGATATGGTTCAGCATCTTTCAATACTTTTTCAAGAGCTAACACACCTTGATCTACAAGCATTTGGTTAGCATCTTTGATCTCGTCTGGGAACTTTACAACGTAACATCTCTCTCTACCTATCCTTCTACTAAGTTCTTCTAACAGAACTCTTCCGTTTACATCGTTGTCAGAACATATGTATACTTTTTCTATGTCTTTAAAATATTCCCAGCAGTTGTCTAGGTAAGAGAACTTATTGTCATAGTTTTTAGTTCCAGGATTTGGTGCACCGTCAGGAACCGACAAACAGTTCTCTATACCTATTTCATTGAGGGAAAGCTTGTCCATCTCACCCTCTACTATATATACCTCTTTGTGATCTTGTATATCATCAAGACCGTAGAATATCTTTTCAGCATCTTTGTGTTGCTTAAAGTTTTTTTCTGCGTCTCTGTATTTCACATTTACAAGCTCTCCATCTCTAAAATAGTTGAAGCATATAACATTTCTATTTTCGGAAACTTGTGGCATATATTCCTTTTTCTGTGTTATTTTATTTTTTATTAATATCTTTTGAGATATACCTCTAGACTTAAACCATTCTAACATCTCATCTGATAATCCAGTGGAGTTAGTCATTACGGGTCTAGAATATTCTATATCTTTTTTCTTTTCGTATGTTTTGTACTGATTAATAATTCCACTATCTCCGCAGTGGTGACACAAATATGCTCCAGTCTCTGCGTTTATGGCTAGGCATTTCTCGTTGGGTTTCTTGCGATCCCCAGAACAATTATGACATATATGTCTTACCTCCCCTTGTGTTTTATTAATTCGTATTCTATCATTATTTAGGCTCATTTAAATAAATCGTTTACATTAAATTCTTGTTTCTTTTTCTCCGCCACTATTTCTTTTTCATCTTTCCAGTATTCTCCATTCAACCATGTCAGTGGATTCTTTCTAAATTTTGGGTCAGGAGTTTCTTTTACATATGTAGGTACAGCATCTATTATGGTCTGCATCGTGGCTACCCCATACTTAAGAAACTTGTCCTGACATTTCTGCATACCAGTTTTTTTGTTATACAGATTCCAAAATGCTCTGAACATGGCTAGCTTTGTTTCTCTGTCGCTTTTAGTTTCTGTGCTTGATGATAGTGTGACTAGATCTTTGCACTTGAAGTGTGTGTTTAGGTTTTGAAAAACTCGGCTACATTCCTGTTCAGTATCGTATATAATATCCAGAGGTTTGTCATGACTTTTCCTAATTATGTATAGGATTCTACCTTCACAAGAAAAACCTGCGATTGAGTTGCTGTCAATAGATGTGTGTTCGGATATTTTTAAATACATAGTTTCATGTTTTATTAAAGGGGGAAACCCCTATTTCCCCCAGTTGTTATGTTAAAATGGTAAAGGTTCTTTTTTAGTCTCCTTTTTTTCAGTCTGAGGTTCAGGCTTGAAAGTATTTATTTTAACATAGTGAGTCTTACCATAATCATTAGCACCGTCTCTGTTGGCACCAATAGTTAGGTTGACATATTTTTTGCCATTATACTCATACACATGATCCTTTAGTTTTGCTAGATCAAGTGAAAAGTTAATTAGCGATCTTCCTTCATCGAAGACCTTTTCTGTACCGCTTCCGCAGTAAATGTTTTCATTATTCATAATAAAAAAAATTAGTTAGTTAATTAATAAATTTCTCCAAAGCTTCCATTCTGCTTTCTAATGCTAGAATTTTATAATGGAAAGACTTTAGAGTTCCTTGAGTGTTGGTATAATCAACACCCGTATCATGGGGATCATCTATCCTTAGATTTTCCACCACGTACTTGTATTTGTCAGCATAAGATAAGTCAAACTTTAGATCTACATCGTGCATTTGAATGCAGTGCATAACTGAAGTATGATTTTTGTATCCTATCTTGACAGCTATTTCTTCAAGCTTATAGTCTAATTTGTTATACATCATATAGCATAACATGTTTCTAGCTTGAACATATTTTCTTTTCCTACCACCCGAAGCCATAATATTATTTGGAGTAACAAAAAATTTCTCACAAATCAACAGCATGTTGTTAGTAAAAGATTTATCTCTTAAGCTATTCTTTAATGTTAAATAGTTCTCTAATAGTGTACTCATAGTCTTTTGATTTTAAGTGGTTTACAAGATCTTTACAATTCTTGATTGAAAACAGATCAGGTTGTTTTAAGTATTTTCTTACTGTGGGTACAGACAATCCAGTTATATCTGCTACCTTATTTTTTGTGACTTTGCAAGTCTTTAATGTTTTTAATAATGTACTCATGATTATAATTTTATAAAGTGTCTTTGTGTATATGATCATACGGATCAAAAAGTTTTTCAATGAAGAACAAACTGTAGGTTTGTAGTAGTGTTTTGTATTTCATTCTGCCTTCTTCTAAAAATTCATCGCTACAAGAATATATAGCCATATTATACGGAGCCGACTTCTCAATAACAATAAACCAAAACTGATCAGCACCGAAACCGTCAAGGTAAAAAGATGCTTGTCTATCGTATCCATATTTGTAAGCTGAACTTCTGAATCCGTCAGGACTAGCATCACTGGTAGTTTTTATATCCACAAGAATGTTTCTGTCCTTATTCCAGTAGTCAGCCTTTCCCTTGCAAGGTACATTCATGTCTGGATCATTCCATATATTTACCTGTTCTGCTACACCTCCAGATAGCATTTCCATAGCTTCTATTGAAGAGTTCAGTCTATTCCTCATGCCCTCAAGTGATTCATGCTCATCCTTAGATATTATTGTCATGCCTTCGTGCATAGTTAGAAACTTTTGATACTCTTCCTTACCCGCCTTAGTTCTTTTGTTAACATCAGGTTCTACCACCACTTGCTTTTTATACTTATCGTATTCAAGCATACACATATGGAATGCTGATCCAAAGTTCAAGGCTTTTGTTATAGGTCGATCACTGGGATTATCTCTATAATGCTGATAAGTGGCTGGACTTTTCTTAATTAATCCAAGCTGTGAGTTAGTTACAAATGAGTAGTCGCTGTAGTATACCTCGTCTGAGGCAAACTTTTTTATTATTTCGTCCATAATTTTTATGCTGATTCGTTAA